ATTTTCACGTCTGATTGATTCCACCAAGTGCCTGTCAATGATTTCAAACTCACTTAAAGCTAAATCATACTGATGAAGTTTGATATTCGCTTGCAACACTTCTAAACGACTTGTTTTCATTTTTAAGTTATACAATCTCATCAAGTCGTTTTCTGCTCTTGTAAAATCATCGCTTGTTACTTTCTGACCACGTTCCCTCAAACGATTAGCGCGCTCGACTAACTGCTTTGCTTTAAACTCGACATTAACCATATCAAGCCTATCTGCTCGTTGCTTAGCTTCTAACTTCGTGATACCTTCTTTATCAGCATACCTTTGCCAAAAGCTATCGATTTCCTTTTGTATGTTATTAGCGTGTTGTTGATAGACACCTTGTAATTGGAAAGCGACTCTCTTATCCGCCAGCTCCCTTGCCTTTTCCTCGGCTCGGTATCTACCTTCCCAGTATTCGTTATTCAACATCGGCTATAACCTTCTTGCTTTCGCTTAGTTCTGAGTCTGAGTAGATTTTTTGTTTTTCTAGACGTGTTTCAAGGTCGCTTACTGCCTCCTCTTCACGTTCCATTCTTTCAATCTCTTTCTGTGGGTCGTCCACGATAGATAATACAGACAACTTCGTTTCCTCTGATACTTGTCCAGATAATTGTCCAACGATTTGAGCCTCTTCAAGAATGTTTCTAGGTACGTTTCTAGTGAACGTGTAAGTCAATCCTGTCCATG